TAGAGTCAACCCCACAAACTTTTTTATTTAACCTGTAGACTTTTCCTCAGAACTGTTGTATAATAACAGTAATATATGCTAGGAGTATATGATGAAACTAAAACCAAAAGAGAAACCGCATTACGTAAACAATGCAGATTTTTCACAAGCAGTGGTAGAATACTGCAAAACTGTAATCGACGCAAAAGAAACTGACGATCAACTACCAGTCGTAACTGATTACATTGCATCTTGTTTTCTAAAGATCGCAGAAGGATTATCCCATAAATCAAACTTCATACGGTATACGTACCGAGAGGAGATGGTTATGGACGCAGTAGAGAATTGTCTAAAGGCAATTGAGAACTACAACATCGAAGCCGCAACACGCACAGGTAAACCAAACGCATTTGCATATTTTACGCAGATCGCATGGTTTGCGTTTCTACGTCGTATTGCCAAGGAAAAGAAACAACAAGACATTAAACAGAAGTGGATCTCTCAATCTATGATTGGTGATTTCACTGAACTGGACGAAGAAGGTAATGGAACTGGAACTGGTCAGTACTTTGTGGATCAATTGAAGAAACGTATCGATCAAATCAAAGAAAAAGATACCTCTTTAAAAGATTTTAAGAAAGAAGATAAGAAACGTAAGAAGAGAGAAATTATTTCTACGGACTCTGATCTTGGAGAAATACTTAAATGAAGGTCGCAGTTTTAAATGATACACATGCTGGCATACGCAATAGTTCTGATATTTTTACTGATAACGCTGATAAGTTTTATAGTGAAATCTTCTTCCCATATCTTATTGAAAACAATATTAATCGCATTATCCACTTGGGTGATGTATTTGACAATCGTAAGTTTATTAATTTTAAGTCTCTTCACCGCTATCGTAAGTCATTTCTGAGTAAACTACGAGAACACAATATCCATATGAATGTGATATTGGGTAATCACGATACGTTCTTCAAGAACACAAACGAACTGAATAGTCTCAAAGAGTTGCTCGGCCACTACATGAATGAGGTAACTATCCACACAGAACCAGAGGTTCTAAACCTAGATGGTCTACAGTTTGGTATGTTGCCTTGGGTCTGTCCAGAGAATCACGACAGATCTATGGAGTTTATCCGTACTGCTAAGTGCGACATTTTGGGCAGTCACCTAGAACTGTCAGGTTTCGAGATGATGCGTGGTATCAAGAATACTCACGGTATGAGTCCAGACCACTTCAAGAGATTTGAGATGGTTTTGTCTGGTCACTACCACGTCAAGTCAAGTATGGAAAACATCACCTACCTCGGTAGTCAGATGGAGTTCTTTTGGTCAGACGCACACGATGACAAGTTTTTTCACGTACTAGATACTGATACACGTGAACTCACACCAGTCAGGAATCCACACAGGTTATTCGAAAAGATTATATACGACGATACTAAAACAGATTATGCAGATATGGACATCAGCTTTGTTGATAATAAATTTGTAAAAATAGTTGTAATTAATAAGTCAGACCTCTTTACTTTTGATCGATTTGTTGATAGAATACAAGATAGGGCGATTCACGAACTAAAGATTGCTGAGAACTTCAACGAGTTCCTCGGTGAGAATGTGGACGATGAAAGCATTTCAGTAGAAGACACTAGTCAACTGTTGGACAGTTATGTGGACGCAGTAGAAACGGAATTAGATAAGGACAAGTTGAAGAACAAACTTCGCAACTTATTGACAGAAGCACAGGCACTAGAAATCGCATGATAGTATTCAAGACCTTACGATGGAAGAATTTTCTATCGACAGGAAACAATTGGACAACAGTAGACTTACAAAAGTACCGATCAACCCTCGTTGTTGGTCATAATGGTTCTGGTAAGTCAACAATGTTGGATGCGTTATCATTTGCCTTGTTTGGAAAAGGGCACAGAAATATTAGTAAAACGCAGTTGGTGAATTCCATCAACGGCAAGAATTCTTTGGTAGAGGTAGAATTTAATATAGGTCGTACGGCTTTCAAGATAATACGTGGTATTAAGCCCAACGTATTTGAAATATGGCAAGATGGCACTATGATTAATCAATCTTCTCACGCTAAAGAATACCAGAAGGTCTTAGAACAGAACATCATCAAATTGAACCACAAATCGTTCCATCAGATCGTGGTACTTGGTAGTAGTAGTTTTATTCCTTTCATGCAACTTCAAGCATCACATCGCCGTGATGTCATCGAAGACCTTCTGGACATTAACATCTTCTCTAAGATGAACGGAATCATCAAGGAGAAAAACTCTGGATTGAAAGAGAGACTAAAGGATACAGAGTATAGTCTAGACTTGTTGAAGAACAAGATCGAGAGTCAAAAGAAATACATTCGGGATATCACACAGATCAATGACGATGAAGTTAAGGTCAAACGAGATCAGATAGACGAATGTAACACAGAGATATCTGAACTGACTGCCAAGACCGAGAAGGCAACCACCCATATAACAAAACACAAAGAAAACGTGGAGAAGTTATATAGTGAGTTGCATAACAAGAGAGACAAACTTGGTCAATACAAACACGAGTTTGGTACACAGATAAAACGTGTGGTCAAGGACGCAAAGTTCTACGAGGACAACACACACTGTCCGACGTGTGATCAAGATATCCTAGAAGAGACAAGAACTATCAAACTGAAAGAAAGTACAGATAAGGCAAAAGAACTACAGGCCGCGATATCCAAGGTAGAAAAAGAAGCAACTGTCAATACGGAACAGTTAAATACAATTGAAAAAGACCTAGAGGAAGTTCGTGCATATGAAACTTGTGTGGTATCACATGCGAATACGATCAAACGTTTATACAAACAGATCGACAGTATCAACAAAGATATTGAAAGACTATCTGCACGTGAAGGTGATCTAGGACAGGCAAACACTGATCTAAATGACATGAGAGAAGAGACTGAGGTCATTGTCGATGAACGTGGAGTAATCAACGAAGAGTATGCATATAACAATGTAATGGGAGAAATGCTCAAGGATACAGGTATCAAAACCAAAGTTATCAAACAGTACCTACCTGTTATCAACAAACTGGTCAACCAGTATCTACAGACGTTGGACTTCTTTGTACATTTTAACCTAGACGAAAACTTTGCAGAGACAATCCGATCCAGACACAGAGATGCGTTCTCATACGATTCGTTCTCGGAAGGTGAGAAACAACGTATTGACTTGGCATTGTTGTTTGCGTGGAGAATGATCGCAAAGATGAAAAACTCTGTTGCAACAAACCTATTGGTTCTGGACGAGACATTTGACTCTTCCCTAGACCATGACGGTGTAGAAAATCTAATGAAGATTCTAAACACGCTTTCTGAAGACACTAATGTGTTTGTTATCTCACACAAAGGTGAGATCCTAGAAGGTAGGTTCGAGAATAGGCTAGAGTTTAGGAAACCAAAAAACTTTAGTGAAGTGAGTGAAATGGGTTTACAAGTTGCCTAATATCTGGTATACTAACCCAATAAATTATAAAAGGAACGCAGATGCAGTTAACTGAAAAAACTACGCAGATGTTGAAAAACTATTCTGGTATCAATTCTAATATGGTTATCCACAGTGGTAACACTATTAGTACTATGTCGGAAGCGAGAAACATCTTGTCTAGTTGTACAGTCGATATGACTTTTGGTCAGACTATCGGATTGTACGATCTAAATGAATTTCTTGGAGTGGTTGGGTTGGTAGACGAACCACATCTGTCATTCGAAGAGAAAATGGTAAACATTGGAGACTCTACAGGTAGATCTAAAATCCAATACTATCTAACAGACATAGATCATCTAACATCACCAGATACTGCGATGATAGATAAAGCAAACTCTATGAATGAGTTCGAAGTAAAGTTTACTTTGGATAATGAGACTCTAAGTAAGATCCGACGTGCGGCAAGTACGTTAGGTCACGAGACAATCTCAATCACTGGTTCGAATGGTGCAATCAAACTTACAGTTTGTGATCCAGAGAACAAAACGTCTAACACTTTCTCTATTGAAGTGCCAGGCGAATATCAATCGGAAGAATTTAACTTCCTAATCAACATCAATAACGTAAAAATCGTTAATGGTGACTATAATGTAGGGGTTTCTTCCAAACTTCTATCCAGTTTCAACCATACAGAAAGTGATCTTAAATATTGGATCGCTCTCGAAAAAGCATCAACTTACGGAGTATAAGATGGCTAAAAAAGAAGAAAGTGCTAACTCGGCAATTGCAGATCTTGCAAACCGAACGGCACGTAGTAGTATTGCAGTGATTGACACAGTATCATCACGTGGTGGATTCCGAGGCGAAGAACTTTCGACTATCGGACAGTTACGAGATCAATGTGTACAGATCGTTGCAATGTGTGAGGCAGAACAACAATCAGCCGCAGATAGTTAGGTTGACGAATCTCTCCAAATATTATATAATGAAACAACTTGAAATGGAGACATTATGTCAAAAGACTTTCTATGGGTCGAGAAATATCGGCCACAAACAATCTCGGAAACAATACTTCCAGATGAAATAAAATCCTCTCTCCAAGACATGGTTAGTTCTGGTGAATTGCAGAATATGCTTTTCACTGGAACTGCTGGTCTGGGGAAAACAACTGCCGCCCGGGCGTTGTGCAATGAACTTAATCTAGATTACATTATTATCAATGGATCTGAGGAAGGTAACATTGACACATTGCGTGGTAAGATAAAACAGTTTGCGTCTACCGTATCGTTGATGGGTGGATACAAGGTGGTTATCTTGGACGAGGCAGACTATCTAAATCCACAGTCAACACAACCAGCGTTGCGTGGATTTATCGAACAGTTCTCGGACAACTGTCGATTTATTCTCACTTGTAACTTCAAGAATCGTATCATTGAACCACTGCACTCTCGGTGTGGTGTGTATGAGTTTAATGTACCTAAGAAGGACAGTGGTGAACTTGCAGAACAATTTATGGGTAGACTGAAACACATATTGAGTGCAGAAAACATTCAGTATAACGATCCAGATATCGCCAACCTTATAATGAAACATCTTCCCGATTGGAGAAGAGTTATCAATGAGGTTCAACGTAATTGTGGTAATGGTGCATTCAACGCACCACGTGCATTGGCCACAGGAGATACAGGACAGTTCGAACCTTTATTCAGTGCATTGAAAGATAAAGACTTCAAGAAGATGCGTTCTTGGGTTGTCAATAATCTAGACCTAGATACATCATCTGTTATTCGTGCAGTCTATGACAATATGAATACTAGGGTAAAACCAACAAGTATACCACAACTAATTTTGGTACTTGCAGACTATCAATACAAAGAAGCGTTTGTCGCAGATCACGAGATCAACTTAGTCGCATGTTTAACGGAGATAATGGCAAACGCAGATTGGAACTAACATGTGGGCAGGACGAGAACGAATAAACCACTTTGATCATGGAGTAACACTACCCAAGATTACAAGAAAAACGACTGAAAATGGTCGTAGGTATTTTACACCAGAGGGTAAGGCGTACCCATCTATTACAACTATACTTGGACAACTGAGTAAAAAGGGTATTATGGAATGGCGTAAAAGAGTGGGTGAAGAGGAAGCGAATAAGATTTCTCGTCAGGCGTCAACTCGTGGCACGGCAGTACACCAACTATGCGAAGATTATATCAATAACGATCCAGATTGGAATAAAGATGTAATGCCTAACAACCTTGCATCTTTCCTTGATCTAAAGAAGATCATTGATGAACGTCTGGATAACGTGTGGTTTCAAGAGGAGTTTCTATACAGTGACAAACTTGAATGTGCTGGTCAAGTAGATTGTGTTGCAGAGTTTGATGGTCAACTATCGATCATTGATTTTAAAACATCTAGAAAACCTAAGAAAGAAGAATGGATAGAGAATTACTTTATTCAGGCTGCATTTTATGCGGCCGCATTTTATGAGAGAACAGGTATTGTCATCAAACAATGTGTAATTCTCATTACAGTTGATGGCCATGAACCACAGGTATTTAAGATAGAACCATATCAATATATACCTAGACTAATAGAAATTAGGGAGAACTTTAAGTAATGTATGATTTAAAACTTTATACTCAAAACAAATGTGGTTGGTGTGTACAACTCGAACAAAATCTCAGCGACTGGGGATTAGAATACGAGATATGCAACATCACCCTCGACGAAGATGCAAAACAATTTATGAAAGACAAGGGCCATAAAACGGTTCCACAATTGTATTATAGGGGTGAAGATGTAATGAGGGGTGCGTCAGAAAAACTTACAAAAGACACTTTACAAAATAGCATGGAACGTGTAGAATGGCCTAATATTGATAGTGGAGTAGAAGGCAGAATATGAACCCATTTGATTATGTGAATTCGATCAACACAACCAAGAAAGATATCATGGTTGATGATCTATCGGAAAAAGCATACAACAGTTTTATGGTCAACAGATCGTTGAGTTACTTCAACGACACTGTATTGATGGCAAATGAAATGAATACAAAACATCATCTCGACGCGAAACTACAATATCAGTTTCTTATAAATATTGTGAGGAAAAGAAAACGCTTTTCCAAATGGATTAAACCTGAGTTAGACAATGACATCGAAGTGGTTAAAGAGTATTATGGATATTCCAATTCCAAAGCACACCAAGTCCTACCACTTCTATCCAAGTCGCAACTCGCGATATTGAAAGAAAAGGTGAATAAAGGTGGAAAAAGAAAATAATAATAACGTCCATTGGACTCCATCCAATATGCTAGAAATTACTTTAAACGAACCAGATGACTTTCTGAAGGTTCGAGAAACACTGACTCGTATTGGTGTTGCCTCACGTAAAGATAGAAAACTATTTCAATCCTGTCACATTTTACACAAACAGGGTAGATACTTTATAGTACATTTCAAAGAACTGTTTCTACTAGATGGTAAAAAATCTAATCTAGAAGATAACGATATTGAACGTAGAAATACAATTGCTACACTATTAAGTGATTGGGGATTAGTTACATTTACAACGCAACAAAATTTGCCTGTTGCACCGTTGAGACAAATTAAAATCATTCCGTTTAAGGAAAAGGCTCAATGGGAACTTTGTCCGAAGTATAATATAGGAAACAAATGACGTGGGTTAGTGCCAAGTGGGATCAAACAATTAGAGAAAAGGGTCACTACCAATGGAAGTTTGGAGATAGAAACCTAGATCTCGACTGGAATCAGATGGTCAACTTGTTTGACAACCATCCTATGGATAAGATAGGTGGTAATGTAGAAAAGATGAATTACAATTTATTGCAATTTGAGAAGAGACCATCGGCTCCAAAACAGTTATTGAATATGGTGGAACAGTTAAAGAAAAAGTTTCACAAGAATACAATATCTTTAATTTGTTTCGGATCATTTGGTAAGACGGCAAGAAGTTTTAATATCCACAGAGATGAGATGGATGTTATATACATGCAAGGTCTTGGTGAAGTTGATTTCTCTATATGGGATGCAGACAAACCAGATTTACCCAATAACATCGATCACGGTGGACGTGAACACGTAACACCAAGGTTCGAAAAACGATTTAGAAAATATGATATTTGTTGGATACCGAGAGGTACATATCATTTGATACAACCTATGGGAACTAGGGTTGGATTCTCATTTGGTATAGAAGGTAAACCAGATCCAGCAACATACATATAATTCATAACGGATATGCAATAATGTGTTGACTTTCAGTCGGCAGTTATTATATATACTATAGAGTTGCAGATAATCTGGACTCGTACATCTTGCTTGCAAAAGGAGAAAACAATGACAGGCGTACAATCACTATTCCCTCGTGGATCATTCATCGGTTTTGACCACTTATTCACAGAACTAGAACATGTTGCAAAACATGCAAACGATCACTATCCCCCACATAACATAGTAAAGGTAGATGACGAAACATTTCTCATCGAACTGGCGGTTGCGGGATTTTCCAAAGATGAACTGGATATTCAGTTCAAAGATCGAACTCTAGTTGTAACAGGGGAACACGTCAGCAAAGGTAGAGAGTTTATTCATCGTGGTATTTCTACGAAGAAGTTTAAACGCACCTTTAGGCTGTCCGAACATGTAGAAATACACGGTGCAGATCTAGTGGATGGAGTTCTTGCAATAGACTTGAAGTTCGTTCTTCCCGAAGAAATGCGACCTCGCAAAATTAACATTGGTAAAAGCGAGGAAACCAAAAATGACGCAACTAATACTGGCACAAGCCAGCTACTTAACGAAACCAATTGAGTTTCTAATATATCTTATCTCTAAAACATTCAGAACAATCTGTTCTGCAATGGTTCTACTTGGAACAGCGATTATTGCAAGCCGACAGGCATCTGCAAACAATCAGATCATGGATTTCATTCGTATCGAATACCCGAATGAACGACCAGAACACGTATTGTTTCGCATTCAAAACGGAGAACAAATGAAATGAGAATGTTAAAAAGATTTTGGAACGTAATAAGACCAAAGACCGACGCAGAATATCGTGACGAGTATCTTGGAATGGCAAAAGATCATGGTGATCTAGAGCGTAGACTAAGAATTACTGAGAACGGTAATCTCAGAGGAAAATGGATCTGATATAGATAAGGGTAGACCATAAAGGTCTACCCCTTTTTATTGGAAGTTTGTAATGATTTTAAAAGACGACAAAGGAACAACGGTAGAGTACTTCTCGAAGTTTCCTTATGAAATTGAAAATATAGGATTAAGTCTATCAGGTGGAATGGATTCCGCATTGATCCTTTGGTGTCTTGTCGAGATGCTGAGGGAAAGAGGCCCACTTGGTAAAGACGTAAAGATATGGTGTACTCACGGATACGATATCAAAAGAACCAAAACACATTCATATGAAGCCGCACTCAGGGTTCTGGACTGGGTAAAGTGGCATCAGAGAGATACTG